TCAATATCTGCCAATGCCTTATCCATATCTTTTTGCAATCTTTCAATGTTAACTGCATTGTTCATCATATTTTGTAAATCTTTTTGAATTGCTTCCACTTGTCCGCTTAAGAATTCAATTAACATAAATTGCTCTGAATCAGCAGGTGGTGAACCTAAATCTCCACGTGGCCACTTAATCCTAAATTCATTATTCTTTTCTATATCTATTCCAAGCGCTTCTTCTGCTTGTTCTAAATCTTTTGTTAATAGCGTAGTATTTGTTTCTAACTTATTTAATCGCTCTATCACACCAAAGTAAGCCCATACGCCAACGGCAACTGCTGATATAATAGCCAGCAAGTTTTTCATTGGCATACTTACTGCCGACTCACCTGATATATCTAATCGTTTCATTTTTAATCCTTATTCTTAATTTTCGTTGCCTTGCCATTTACATAAATTGCAAACCAACCAGCACCAGCACCTACAACAACTGACACTAACCCTGCCTGTGCGTTGTTTGGATTTTCAAGTGCCATAAACCATTGGATCACGTGAAGGAATGCCCAACCGTAGGCAACCATCATTAATCTTGGTACTAATCTCCAATTTGACATTAATTCAGGTATTTCTATCTCAATAAAATGCCATATTTGTTTAACACCGTATTTGAAACCATTCCAACCAGTACTAAACATATTTTTTATAGAAAACATAGTTTCTCCTTTATTTTCTCATTTTAGCCTTCATTTCGTCAGCTTTTTCATTTTCTTTTCTGATATGTTCTATCAGTAAGCCAGTATATATCTCCCTCTCCCAAGGTAACATACTTTCAAGTTCACTTAAGCTATATTTATGATGTTGCATAAGCGCAAAGTTCACTTGATAGTAATTAGTTAGGCTGTCGTGTGAGAGGGCGATTCGAAAAAATCAGATAACCCCGATAGTCTAACCTTACTTTTCACCTTGGTGTTAGGATTAGTAATCTCAATTTCGTGAGATAATTTGGGCATAGTTGTATAAAATGCCTGTAATTTCTGAAACACTTTACTATCTAAGCTCTCAATAAACTTCATTAACTCCTCTTTTGAATAATCCTTAACTGAATGCGTTTTATCACCTTCATATATTTCGTGAATAGTGTTAGCAATAATATCAAATAATTTTTCTGTTTTCATAGTATTTGTGTCAACAGCTGGATCAACAGAATTGATAGTAGGATATTTCATCAACATAGATACCTTATCGTTCACTATGATTTTATTATCGTGTTTATCATCTACTTGAACCTCAACTTTAGACAAATCAACTTCCGTAACCACGTGTGTCTTTTTGTCATCTGGACATAATACTTTAATTTTAGCAATCTCACCAACCGATTTTGACCTAATCTGTAAAAAGATATATTCTAAATCAAATGTTGGTAAATTGTCAACAGCTACTGTGCCATATGTACAAGTGTGTACAATATCTTTAATAGCACTAACTATCTGTTTGCTCTCACCTGACTCTAACGCTTGTAATAAGATTTTCTCTTCTTTTACAAGGAAAGGTCTATACTTAACTTTTACGTCTGTAGAAGGCAACGTCAATTCATATGTCGCTGTTTCTAATATAGGTAAAGCCATAATTTACTCCTTTTATTATTATTATAAAAATGGCGGAAATACTTTTCCACCAGTTGTCTTACCAATTGGTAAGTTTCTTTTGACTGTTTGTAGTACATCACGACCAGCACGTCTTATCTCTGGTGGTAACTTACTGAATATACCACTAAACAATCCAAAATTCTTGGCAGCTTTTAGTGTTGGTTTATCACCAAAAGCTTGACCAACGGTAGCCTCTCCGATTTGGTCTATTGTTAAATTTCTCCAATTTCTATATTTAAATTTAATTGGCACTTCAGCACCTGTTTCGTCTGGTTGATAACTATATTCCATAGATGATACAACTTCTGGATAAACTTCATACAATCTAACTGCATATGTTATCTGGTCTCTATCATCCCTGCTAGCATATTGACCTAATTGGTAAATGTCCATAGTGCCAACATAATCATCATAGAAATTAATATTGTGGCTATCAATATCAAATATCTTTTTCTGCCAATTCTCAAAGAATAATCTTTGTCTTAAAAACTTGTCTCCATAGAACGTACAACTAATATCTCCTGGAAAACTATATGCATATGGCATATGTCTTGCTGGTCCATATATTTGGTGTCTTTCAGTATTTATGTCCCTACTAGGTAAGGTTACTTTATTACACATAACACCAACATTTCTAGCCATTTCAGTAGTTTCTAGTTCAGCATTTGCTCCCATTGATGTATTAGTTTGGTCACTTGTTGCAAATCCCATTTTAGCTCTATTAGGTAAATCAAATCTAACTAAAAATCTATTAGTTCTAGCTAAACCTTCACCTGCGTTAAGTTGCGCTGTAAATCTTGATATGGTGCTTTCAGGATTACCACCAGGCTTTCTTTTTAATCTTTTATCACCTAGTACATTAACCAATGACTTATCTCTTGGCAATCCTATTCGGATGTCCATATTACCGATACGTCTCCCGCCTCTTAAAATAGCCATTTGTTATCTCCTATTTTCTTTTTCTGTTTCTTCCCATATAATAATCGGATGGTTCATAGTTCCATTTGTGTCCGTGATGACCTCTTATATCAGCCCAAAACATCCTCGCCTTAACTATCAACACTCTCCAAAGTGTTCTTCTTGCCATTTTTTATCAAATAACTCTCCTACTATCAGCCCAAACTTTTCCAGTTGAAGCCTTTTTAAATTGTTGTACAGGTAAATAAGCTGCAATCGCCATTTCGTCAGCGTCTATTCTCAAAAAATTTGAACGGATATGTTTCCACAAATATTTCTTAATAGTAGGTTTGATTATAGTAATTCCTTTTAAAGAGTTATAATCAGCTTGTATCTTCGTAGTCTTATCAAATTTATCATTACTAACATATGCTTGTAGTCTTTGTAATAACTCAAACCTTAAAGCATATGGTAAATAATGAAAATTTAGACCAACAAATCCACCTCTAAACGTATCAACAGGTAAGACTAGTGGAAAAGTATCATAGTAAGGTAATTTCTGTTTAGTTTTAGGATCATAAAAGTACATATTTAATCTCCCAGCACTAGGTCTACTATTTAACTTTCCACTCCTCATAAGAGTTGTTGCTCTTGCTTTATTTACAATATCTTGGACAGCGTTTCTATACCAAGAGGCTGATTTCATAGCACCTTTTTGCTTATCAACCAGCGATGTGAATATATTAACGTTTGCCATACTACTATTTATAATGAAAAAGGGGCAACTATTTCTAATTGCCCCTTAAAGTTTTGATGTTTTTTGAGAGAGAAAGGTTACTCTTCGTCTGCCAATTTGCTAAAATAAGACAATGTATCGTCTTCCTCACTAGCAGGTTTTGAAGAGCCTACATCAGCACTTTTCACGGCACCATTAGTCTTCTGTTGTGGGAGGTTTACAGTTTCTACAGTTTCCGTGCTTCGTGTACCAGCAAGTACCCTATTCAGTTTCTCTTTGAGTTCGTCATAGGATTTAAAATTGCTTTGGTCCACAAAAGGTTTTAAAGCATATTGTTTCTGCCATATAGCCTTGATTTCTTCATCTTTGGCTGCGACTGGCGAAACGCCTTCAAATTCAGATTTATCATAATTCCAATAACCATCAACTTTTCTGATTTTCAATTTAAAGTTTGCACCTTTCCAAAAATCAAATGGGTTAATAGGTTTTTCATCTTCAAATGCTGGCTGCATTGCTTCAGTAATCTTATCAAATATCTTTTTACCAAATTTGTATAAGAACACCTTGCCTTCATTATCAGGATGTTTTGGATCACTAACAATTAATATATTAGCATAATAAGATAACTTTCTCTTTCTCTTACGAGCTATCTCTTTATCACTATCCACTCCAGTATTCCATAGTCTAGTATTCTCTTCGCTTACTGGATCTTTTGTATTTAATGTTGTTAATGAGTTCTCAATATACCAACCACCAGGTCCTTGGAATGCGTGTGACCATACTCTTTGCCACGGCATTTCTTCTTTTTCTGGAGCAGGTAAAAATCTAATAACAGCATAACCGTTACCAGTTTTATCTAACTCTGGTTTCCAAAGTCTGTCGTCTTGGTATTTGTTTTTATTTGCTTGATCCTCAGGATTGAGGTTCTTTTCTAGCGCCTTTGTAATCTTATCAAAGTTGCTTGATGATGATTTTAATGTTTCAAAATCCATATCGTATATCTCCTTATATTTTTATATTCGTTGTATTTGTGTAGGCTGTATAATCGCCTTCATTATTATTTATACAAGTTCAATGACTAATATAACATTATTTGAGCATAGAGTCAAGTGTGGAATAATCTATATACTTCACATTAGGTATATCTTTCCACTCGTCTATAGGACCATTGACTTTATCTCTTTTATCGTTATATTCATTTACCTTGTAAAAATTCGTGTCTGGATATCGTTCAAATAGTGTCTTCCATTGATTGATCCAGTTAATTGCTGGTGTAGGACTATTGTCTTTTGCTGTATAATGCTTTGTACTCTTATATATGTTGTTAATCTTATCGTTATGACTATGTAAATCGTGTCCTACTAAAAACATTTCGCAAGGATTCTCTTGTCTAACAGCAACATAACCAGATGTTGGACCACAAGCCCAACCAAAATCTCTTTTCTTACTTCCATTCTCTTTTGTTTCTATACAAAATTCTTCTAGGTTAAATGAATAATCTGGTTTCTTTATCCAACTAACTCTAATTACAGCGTGATTGATATTCTTTTCAGTTATACCACCATCTTTCAATAATACATTAACAATACCTTTCAAATTAGCACCGTGTAATACATACTCATCACTATCACCACGTTCATTACTTAATATACCACCTAACTCTTTTACTTTATCAAAGTCTTCACCTATTCCATCTTTTATAATTGCGTCATAAGAAAATGCAGGTGTCTTTGACCAGTTTCTAAAAAAGCAAGGTATCTTTTGTGCAATACCAGAGTGATAAACTTCGTGTATCATACCTTGGTCAACAGAAGTAAGGCAATCAATTAAACCTGGATGGTCACGGTATATGGCATTACAACCATATAATTTACCGTGTTGCCTTAACCAATATAAATCTTTATCTTTTCTGCTCTCACCATTACCTATACAAAATACTCTACCAGCCATACTTCTTCCAAAAATCTCTTATCTTATTATAGTTCACATCAAAACTTTGTTTTAATAATAAAAAATTTATGTTTCTTTCTTTTTTATAATTTGGATCATCTGCCCAATCTATATTTTTAAAATCAGCCTCATCTTTTGGTATCAATATAAATTGTGCAAGTGGTGTACCTGCTTTAATAGTATATGTACCTTCTGTAGCGTGAAAGAATGCAGGTATAGTTCCTACAGCAGCGTGTCCCATTTCTGATTCAAGTATACCATTAACAGCAGTAAATCTAAAATCATCTAGGTAAAATGGATGCATTTGTAATAATTTATAACCTTTTGGTATTCTTGCTACCCAAGGTAAATTAAATTTAATTATTTTCTTCATTGTATCTTTTGGCCAATTCTCAAAAAATGGATGCAATGATTGTTCCATATGCCAAGAAATTAATCTCTCTTGTTGAGTTTCAGCAGGTGTAATCCATTTATATTCTGTACCATTAAGTATTTCTATTTTAACATCTTGGTGTAATCTCATTATCCAACCTGTGTTTTGCCAAAGACCTATCGCTGGACATTTTAAAGTGTGTCTTCTTTCTTCTACTTTAAAATTTTGTGCTTCTGGATTAAAAAAATCTTCACTATTTCTAGGTGAAGTTAAAGAACCTTTGTTTTTAAAGTCTTGAGCAGCTTTCATCATCCAAGAGTGTCTATACTCGGACGCTTTTATAATTGGCATTGTTTGCTCAACACCAGAAGTTAGAGCAATAAACTCTACTGTAGGTTTCTCTTTATTTATTTTTGGGAAGTTCATTAGTTATAATCTCCTTCATTATTAATTTCGCTTTAGTTTTGTTAAATGATATAAATGGTTTCATCTTTTTCAATTTTCTGGACAAATCAGGCCACACAATTTTTTCCGTAATTTCTTTGTCCCAGACTTTAATAAAATCAAGAACCGAATCAAGTATGATGGCGGTTGGGAAGTCAATTTTCCTTTGTATAAGTAATCGTAGCATTCTTGGATGCTGGCCATTAACCACGCATAAGCCATCATCAAAAGAAATCCGCTTACGGCTAAAATCATAAACAATATTCCCAATGCCGTTTCGTAAACTATAGTCAAAAGACTGAAAATATTTTTTGTATTTAAGGTAGACTTTATGTCCATCGTCATTTAATAAATTACCTATCCATTTCTTACTATCGTCAACAAAATTACTAACAAAAAAATCAAGCGCTTCACTTGGACTATACTTTGTAGATAACTTGTAGAAGAAGTATCTATCTTTTCTTTTGGTAAATGAATCCAATGTTGCATTTACCTTTCCACTATATTTATAATAGTCATAGGTGTCTGTTGTAAAATGCAACTTAACACCAAGATATATTTTATATACGTCAAAACCATTATAACTCATATCAATCCATCAAATATTTAACACACATAGGGAAATGGTCGCTCATATGTTTAGTAATATGTTGACTTACAACTCTAGTTTCTGATTGAGCATCCTCTTTATTTCTCAAATTACATACTCTAGCAAAAGCATATACAGAACCTGACCATATCCACTCGGTCATCATACATTGTGGCAATATCATACGAGCCATTTCAGGTGCTATATCTTCTTCTAGCATATCTTTATACGTTGTTTGAACAACATTTATCAAGTGTGTTATATCATACTCTACTTCCTCTTTACTTGAACCTTGTTTAATACTTTCATCTGGTCTTTTTCTCCACATAAATGGTATGTAAAATTCTGGCTTACTATCTACATATCTTCTACTCACTTCGTTCCACGATAGACCTACTTGATGTTTAACTAATTGACGTGCAACAAATACTGGTGCTTTAATTCTAAATGACATTGAGGCGTGAGCAAATGGCGACCAATGATTATGCTCAGCTAGATATTTAATTAATCGTTCATCTTTATTATCAAATTTATCTTTTATCTTTGCAAAAGAAACTCTAGCAGCATTTACTACTGACAAATCACTTCCCATTTTATCTATTAATTCTACGTTCACCCTGGCAATACTCCTGGTTTAGGACCTTTGAGTAATCTTAAATTCTGTGCTTGAAATTGTATTTTTTCTTTGAGTTGTTTTGTGAGCATTTTAGCAGCTGATTCTATTTCAATATTATTCTGCTCACAATAATGGACAATGGCGTCCATATATGACATATCTCTATGCTTCTTAACAAGGTTCTCTATTATTAAAGAAAATTCTTTTGAGTTCATACTATTGTTATAACATATTTCCTTGCAAAAGTAAAGTGTGTGTTTCTGTTGCCACGTACACACAAACGCCGTTACCTATTAACTAGGCAGCAAGAGCAAAGTTTCCTTCGCCGTTTAAAATTAACAGTACGGTGTCAGCGATTTAACTCCAGTTAGGTTTAGTAGCAGTCGAATCTAACTCACCCCCTTACAGCACACTTAAATGTGTTCTAAATTGGTGGAGGTGGTGGGAATCGCACCCACGTCCTCACTAGTTATTAACTAACCTTCAACGTCAAATTCATTATAAATCTTTTCCTAGTTTTGGTGGATCAGTCCATTGTAAATCAAATGACTTGTACATCATACAAGATTCTGTACCTGACATATTGGTTACTACTGCAATTGATTGAGTAAAATCTTCCGATATCCAGTAGGTAACATAATATACTATTGGTGATTCTGGTCTTGCACCTTCTCTTCCAACAGACATATTTGCCATAACAAATTTATAAGTTCTTAAATATTCTTCTACGTTCTTTTGATTACCACACATAACTGGCATTGACATCCAGTATAATTTTGGTTCAACATCAGGCACTTCTAAAGGCGGAACAACGTTAGGTGTATTTTGTTCTTGACTTATAGATACACCAATACTGAGCATTAGACACACAAATATTCCTATTAAGATTTTCTTTATCATAGTGACCTTTCGTAGATAAAATTTAGGCCACTTGGTTAATTA